TAATATTGCTTTTGCTATTGGACTATCAATCTTCTGTAATATTGCTTCTCCTGTACCTCTTGGACTCTTTGGATCTGGTGGCTCTACTTTCATTATATCATAAAGTAGAACTGCAATCTGTGTGGGACTTCCTATATTAATAGGAGTATCAAGTTTGTGATTTACATTCGCTTTTTTGTATGCTTCTATTTCATCATTGTACGCAGAACATACCTTATAAAACTCTTGTGTTTTTTCCTCAAGTAATCTGTTATATTTTTCGGATAACTTTTGCTGATATTCAAAATCAAACTTTACACCGTTATCTTCCATATCACAAACTACCGTTATACACGGCATCTCAATATTAAAGAATACCCACGATACACCATTCATTCCATTTCTATCTTCATTCGGCTTATCGGCTTCATAATATAAATACTGTTTCTGATACTCATATAACTCATATGTGATAATAGCATCATGTGCCGCATAAAGATAAAATGTATTGATTGGTATCTTATCGGCTGTTATTCCCTTAAATAATGCATCGAACTTAAATTCATCTTCTTGTCCATTAAGGACATATTTCTGATGAAGTGCTTTAAGTCCCTTTGATTCTTCATTTTCATTAAGAAGTCTGCCAGCTAAATAACAATCCCATGTACAGTAAATATCTTTAACACCAAGTTGATTTCTTATTACACGAATATCGAATTTGGCATTAAACATAATAATATCTAATTTACTGGTAAGCAACATTTCAAAAGCATGAGCCACATTTGCTTCTGATAATTGATTATCAACTCTAACTCCAGTAACATAAGACACATGATTTATCGGAACATAAGCGGCAGGTTGATTAGGAGTATAAATACAAAGCCCGACTATCTTATCAAGTATTGGGTCAAGTCCTGTTGTTTCTGTATCAACACTAATTACATTATTATGAATACATTTTGAAAAATAATCATATAAAGTTTCTGTATCTGTTATAATAATATAATCATCTTTAAACTTTCCCAGATGTGTTTCCACCATTGCTTTAATCTGATTTATTTGTCCAAGTACACCACTACCTTTTACAGTAGTGGTGCTTCTTGTTTTTGTATTCGACTTACTAGCAATAGTTTTATCTTGCTCTCTTCCTGCTCTTTTTGGAACATTGAATAGTGCCATCTTAATCCTCTCTGCCAAGTTTCAGAATCCAAAGTGCCATCTTATCGTTTTCGTTATTATCATTCACGAACTTCTTATATTTACTAAGTTCGTCCTTGAGTAACTTGCACTCCTCCTCAAGTTTTGTTCTCTCACTCTTTTCTTCCCAAAAACGATTTCGATAATACTCTTCCTGTTTTCTGGCTTCGTGCTTCTCCTCAATGAGGTCACGATACTCATCAGTTCCAATCTCGACTTTTCCTACAATACTATACTGTTTCTTGTTCTCGTCCATCGTTTTCTCCTTTCTATTTTATGCCAACTGCCTGACTCTATAGCGCAGGAACTTCCTCTACTTTGTTTATTTGTATCCAATGCGGATGCCGACATACAATCAAAATCTATCTCTCCTACCACTCGTTGCCGGTGTACGTCTTGAACCTCGTCTATCCTCTTCAAAGGGAGGTTCTTCTTCCTGTCTGCTAGACCTTCTTCTTATAGGCGCCTCATCGCCATCGGGCGGAAAATATCCATTATCGAGGAAGAATTCCATATCATCTGCGCTCTTATCAAGAACAAGAGTTCCAAGAACGTCCTGCTTTTCCGGAAGATCCTCAAGCGTGGTATCGTCCTTACCTACCTCGTATATTTCGTAAGTCGTGGACGTATCGCCTTTCTGTCCGTTACGCTCAATCTCAAATTTATGAGACACTACATTCGGGTATCTTGCACAAATGGAAGAAATCTTGCTAATAAACTTCTTACCTCTCTCCCACACCTGCACTCGTTCCTGGTCAATATTATAAATCGGAATAAAAAGTTTTGCAGTTGTAAACATATTCTCACGACAGAACGGACAAATGTCTTTTGGCTGATTATATTCTCTAAGGCAATTCACATATCTCTTCTTCCCATCAATCTCAACTTCGTGTACTGCATATCCCTCCACGTCATCAATGGAGTTGTACATAAAACGAACCTGTGCTACATCTTTGTCATTCTTTAGGGAGAAATATCCTGCTCCTCCCTGTCCACCGTACTTATCAGCGGTTTCTGTGTTGAATCGTGCCATATTATTTGCTCCTTTTCTACGTTATTTTTATTCACTCAATGCCTGCTTCATAGCATTATACATTGCTGAATACATAAGTTTGTACAGTTTCTTCATGTTTTCTTCTGAAAAGAAATCTTCCTTAGGTACAACTTCTACGACCGTTGTTTCGGGCTTTTCGTCCTCTATCACGTAAGTACTTTTCGGAATACCATAACGTGACTCAAGAAGTACTGTCATCATAGTTGCCATGCTACCCCGACGTTTTGCCCTAGAGAAATATCCCACACTAACTCCAATAGCAGTGGAAACTCTTGTTGGAAACAATCCTCTTTCCTTAAACTGCTCATACAACTTTGTACCATCGATACTCACTGTGTTTTCCGGTGATGTTCTCATAATCTCTTCCTTTTCCTTTCTTTTTTTCCTTTCTTTCTTTGTTATGTGTTTATAGTACTTACTGTTTACTGTTTTATTGTACTACATATTTCTTTATATGTCAACAACTATTTAAAAAACTTCTTGCAACTTTAATAATTCTTCTTTAGTACACTCATTAGCATCCTTCCTTCCTTTTGGAAAAATATATTCAGTAACAATCTTTCTATTCTGTATATTCTGTCTTATTCGCTTTCTCGCCGCTAACCCCCTTTCATCCATATCAGTTGCAAGTATTATCTTTCTACACGGTAATTCTCTTAACTGCTTAAATTGAAGTTCATTTCCCAACCCGTTAAGGGCACAAGCAAACTTCCCTATCGTCCAAAACGATAACGCGTCTAACATAGATTCACATACAATTACTTCCGATATAAAATATCTCTCATTATAAAACTTCATTATTTCATACAATCCATAAAGTGGTTTTTCTACTCCTTCTGGATAATTAAACCACTTTGTTTTTACAGACCTACGAGCAACGAAAAGACAATTACCGGCAACATCTCTAACAGGAAAAGTAATACTTTCAGTGGCAGAATCATAACCAATATCAAACATTTCAATAATTTCATCTGTCAATCCTCTTTTATACATATATGGATGGATGTATCTATATTTTTCTAATTCTGATTCGGGAACATTTTGCCTAAGATTGTCATTGTTCCTACCATCCAGGGTATTACTACCGCAAAAATTCCGAACCACACTGCTATTTCTCTCAGAGCGTCTAAAATCGAGTTCCACATCTTTTCTTTCCTCCACTTCTATAGTTGCAAAATTTTTGAGTAGCCACTGCCATCCGAATTTACCTACTACATCATCCACATATCCAAAACAATAAGAGATTACTTCCTGTAAAGAATGTACTTCGTTACAAGCAAAACAGTGAAACATTCCATCTTCTTTTCTTAATCCTGCGGACGGTCTACGTTCCATACCGTTTGAATGGTAAGGACAACAGATTTGAATGTGAGTAGGTCCTTCTTTATATTTTTGTATCAACGGTATATTATTTGCTCTTAGCTGAGATATTAATTCTGTTAGAATATCAATTAACTCAGCATTAAATTGAACATCATTAATTGTCATTACTTACACCTATAGTAACTCCATGCATATATTCGTTAACTTCAAAATTTTCGGCTTCTTCATATCTACTATAATTACCAACTATCTGACCACTTGCTGTTGGGTATTCAATAAATATTTCTTTATTCATATCCATATCCAGCAAAATTGTAATAAGCTCCTTAACCTTCATTTTGTCTCTCCCACTCTAGTTTCTTATTGCTCATTTTTGTCTGCAGTGTTCTTAATGTAGACAGTTTCTTTTTATACCTGTCTGGATAACATAAGTGAATAAGTTCCTCAAGTTGTCTCACGTTAAAATCAATTCCACTATAATCGGGTCTTAATTCTGCCGCTTCAAACAATCTGTCCATAAACAGATTAAATTTAGTATTTTCAGACTTAATCTGATTATAAGAACTTGTAGATAACAATACAGTATTTTCCTTCATGTCCATAGTTTTCGTCCTTTCTTGTTTTCTTTTATTATACTACATAATTATATACAAGTCAACACTAATCTCTATCTCCGGCATCTTCATTTTCTAATGCTTGTAATAATCCATATTCGCGCATAACTTCATCTTCTTCCATTTCTTCCTGAATCCTTTTTAATTCCTCTATATCTAATTTCAAAACACATCCTCCTTATCATTTTTAAATTGTCGTTTAACCTCTCTAACCTTTCTTTCCGTTCGCTCTCTAGGTTCAGCATCATCTTCTGATGGAACAAAAGTGAAAACCCCTGAATTTATATCCCATTGATAATTCAGTTTCCCACCAACGGCACCAAACCTCTGTTTCTTGACTTCCATCTTCAATATGCCATCTTTTGTCTGTCTAATAGAAATAACTTTACTAGCATTATGGGATATACCATCGCTGTCTCTTATTGTTTCAAGTTCCGGTGTACCGTCAGCATCATCTTGTGCTACTCCACCCCTGTTCGCTTGAACAACTATAAGAATAGGTACTTTCATTTCCATTGATAATGACATCAAATCTTCGCTGATATTAGTAAGAGTAGTGGTTTTATTATCACCTCTTTTGTATCGCTCATCTGTCATATAAGTAATACCATCAACTGCTACCATATCTAACTTATACTGCTGTACCCAATTCTTTAACTTTGTAACTGTTATTTTTTTGTCAAAGTCGTTTGGTGTAGCTACAATAAAAGAATTTTTAGATGTTTTTAGATTTTTAAGATAATCAGAATATTCTTGCTCGTCTATATCATCTTTTCCCCACATCAGTCCTCGATTGCTAAAATTCTTATTTAAAGTATCAAATCTATATCCAATACTACTGGCACCCATTTCTGGAGATATATATCCAACGTTATATCCAATCTGCCATACATGAGTACACATCTTTTCAAGTACCCAGGACTTACCTTGATTAGTACGGGCAAAGATAACGAATAATTCTTCCTCTCTTTGTATACCGTGAATTAAATCATCTAACTCCTCAAACCCACAAGTAAAAAACCAATCGGTCTGATGTTCTTTACGCTCTAAGAACTGAGTATACCTATCTTCAGCATCTGCTATAATATCTACTCCGCCCAATCTATATTGTGGCTGTAAATCTTTCAACGCATGTATCATATACTCTGCGGCGGCATTAGAATCTGTTTTTAATAACTCAGCCGCTTTCTGAAGTACAGGAACCGACTTGTAATAGAGATATTCCTCTCGTATCGAATCAACAAGATATCTATCTGACTCCGCAACTTCAACAAGTTCAGTTTCTGGAAACTTTGTAAGAAATGTTGCTTTGTCAGGTACACTACCGTATTCTTTTTCATGCTGTACTATAAAATCGTACTCATCTTCATACCCAACAAAATATTCTTTTGTAAGCATATTATCTTCCAATATGCTACTATCTTTTGTGGATAAAATTTTTGAAATTATCTGAAGTGCAACCATTAGTTATCTCCATCATCATTACAACTTACTAAGGCAACCAACACTACCCCAACAATAGTCCCGGCAAAAAATGAAAGTATACAGCTAATTATGGTTACCATTCGTCTCTCCTATCTTTTCCTTTAAACTCAACTAACGTTGACAAGTTCCATATTCTACTTGCAAGTCTATCACCGACTGCTTTTGTCAATGCTTCGTGACTTGTTATATTGCCAGTATAGATATTTGAAAGACCTTCTGATACTCTTGCATCTATAAGTGTGAGTAGCTGTTGTATATCATAATCTGATAACTTCGTACTTGCAATATCATCCCAAACAACTACATCAGCTGTTGCCAAC